TTTCAACAAAGTTTCTACATGTTGTTCACGTACTGATTGAATCATTGCTGGAATAGCATCATTACGTTTCACGATTTCATCAAATACTATCTCTTTACAAGTAAGGAGACGGTGCACGAAATAACATGAAGAAGATAATGCAATAGACAACAACAAAAGCCGCGGATAGTGGACAAAGGGCATATCCAAACAATAACTAGAAATCGCCACAGAAGTAAAAGCAGTAGAAGTGAAACTCGATGGTACAACAACCAAAGGAGCTCCAGCGCTAAACCAATAAATAGGGAGCGATAAAACACGAGGGACTCTGTGACGCAAAAGCCATCCACAAAACAATGCAGGTGGTAACAACACAGGTACAGGTCGATCAACAAGAGACAGAACAGACGCTATGGCACAACAGCCAACAGCGTTGTATATCTGCTTGCGAGCAAAACCAAGAATGGATTCCTTCTCCATATAGCAAACAATATCTTTACACCATTGTTTACTTAGGAATTTTTTAGGAATCCAATTAGTCCAGCGACAAATCCAAGATTTTTCGAAAGAATGCGCTATTTGGAACAGCCGAGATGTGGCATATTCTTCTAAGCGCGTTTCAATTTCATTATATTTCTTGGATGATCTCATAAACCAACGAGCACCATATTGTGACACAACACTAGCAAGTAAAGCACCAGCTTGTTCATCATAAGCACGGGGGGGTGGCAGGGTATCAGGAGTGAAGGAATATTCACCTGGACAACGTTGTTTGCCAAAACAATGACAATAATGATTAACAGCTAAATCAATGGAGTACAAAGGATCGGACACCATACGACAAGTAGGTATAATACGATTACACTCAACGCAGAATTGCGGTTTCTCACTATATTCTTGACAGAGCGAACAAACGAGGATATCACTACATGAACAATTTGGAATATAACCCTCAATATGGCCAGGATAAAATGGGCCATAAGTGGGACATTTGCAGTACATTGAGGGCATACCACAATTTGTACAAATTTCCAAACGATTCTTCAAAGAATTAGCGGAGGTTACCAAGCGGCGTTGATTATTAAAATGGGCTCGTGAGAGCTCAATACACGCACGCAAAGCTTTCTCAACACTAACATCCTGAAGTAATTCACCATTAAACTGAAGAGTCTTCCAACCAATGGAATCGATACCATTCTTCGAAATACTAGGAATAGCAACGACTTCTTGGACAGTCAAATCCCAAATATCTTGAATAGGCACACTTTCATCAGGGAAAGCACGCCATACAAGGTTGGGATCCAACATTCCATTGGTAGTAAATTGAGGCTTAACGCGAGTGGTGATATGAATATCAGCACGACGCGC